TTACCTATCGTTGGTGTTACTCCTCACGCTGGTTATGCTTCTCAACTGACACAAGGTAGGGGTAAAGAGTCAGACAGGGTTTCTCCATTTGAGGACATCCCATTATCTGACTTCTCGGGTGGATTCCCTATCCTACACCACGACGAAGATGCAAGCAGGTATCTGGAAGGGTTGCGAATGGATACCTCCCAACCAGGTAGAGTATTGCTTGGTGGGCGCGAACGTTACACCAAAGGCATTAGAGACTTCAATGAAGTTATGCCCTCTGGTTCAACAAGGTCTGCTTGGGTTGCTATGTATACTGGTGGAACCACATCAGTTACTACCACATTTGTTGCTGATGCAATAGATGGTTCAAGTTACGCTGCCGATAAACTAAATGTTTATCTCAAAAAGACTGGTTCACCTACCGGAAACGTAACCGTCACCCTTGCTGACGAAGGTGGTGGCAACCCCCAAGCTCAAACCTATGCTGCTGCAAGCGTATCCGTGGCTGCCCCGTTTGCAGTTGAATTTGATATAACAAACAAAACCCTTTCCGATGCAACCACTTACAAAGTCACTATTGCTTATTCAACGGGTGGTACAAGTTCAGCTTATATTAGTGCTCTTTGCGTACAATCTACATCAGCCCCATATTATAGAGTACTTGACAATACAGGTGATTTCAATGTAATTCCTTTTGAATACAGGGGCGGGTTCTATTGTGTTACTCAACCAGCAGATAGAGGTACTTCAGGATTATATCAATTAGGAACAAGAGGGTTAGCTGATTCAAATAATGGCGCACTCACACAACTAAAAGATTCTTCAAAGAACTTTAGTTCCACTGTGTACGATGTAGTTGCTGGAGACTTGGTAAAAATTGTAGCATGTCCCGGGTCGGGTGACGACCAGCCTTGGCGTTCTGCTTCAGCAGCGGGTTCAGATGGATATGTTACTGTATCCCCTGCTTTTGTAACTGAGCATACAGCCAACACAGAATACGTTGTTCTTACTAACCGGTGGGAGCAAGTAGATGTAAACAACTCTGTCTCTCTAAAGAACTTTGACTTCTATGTTACAGATGTCAAGGTAACAGACCGGGTAATTCATATTGGTGCTGGTGCTGACGATTACCACCACAGACTACGGCTTGGGAATAACGATGGAACCTGGACTGTAGAAGGTGGCGTTGATGCAGCTACAGAAGCATCAGAAATCTGGAGAGCAGATAAGATCTTGCCTATCCGCCAAGACTTCCACGGACCTGAACGCCCGGTGTATGACTTGTACATCAGTCGGAAAATGGACTCTAGCTCAGACCGTAACTACCTGAATAATATTATGAAATACAGAACAGCTACGTTCTGGGGTTCACCTTATCACAACCTAGGACAACTTGCTTCTTCAGATTCTTGGCTTGGGGAAGATTTCTCTGACGAAGTTGAAATTTATTCTGATAGAGGATGTGCTATTTCATGGAGTGCCACATTTACTACTGGAGATTTAGCCAGAAAAGATGTCAATGTTGACATGAGTAATGCGGAGCTTATCCTGTTTAGTATGTACTCGGATACAGCCATTGATGCTAATGCCTTAGTTCTTAAATTATATGACGCAGATGGCACAACTGTATCATTAAACTTCCCTGCTATTGTCAAAGAAGATGACATGCATGATAATGTTTTCTGGTACGAAATCGCCTTACATGCCTTCAATACGGCTCCTAGCCATGCTTTCATAAAATTGGACAAAATTGTAAAGGTGGTTATTAGTGTTGCCGTAGACCAGGATGCAGCTATAAAAATAAAGCTAAAACAAGATGGTTTAGTGCTTGCTACTCGTGACCCCAACTTTGAAAGACATGAGTTAGGCCTGGTAGAATGGGTCAACAACATGGTTGAGTACGGCGGTGGTGCTGGACAAGTAACAAGAAAGCCTTGGATTGGTACAAATAAGAACGTTTACTACATTGAAGATGGACAGCTAAAGCCCATCTATCTCAAGGAAATTGAGGAGCTAGAACACTGGCGCAACTGTGAAATGATGGTTGTGAATGATGTCTACCTGTACTTCAACCAGGGCCCTAAGATTCAGAGCTATTATTCAGGACAACTTAAGAACGTTGGCCCCGATGCTGATTATGGGTTGCCTTCTACAAGACAGGGTATTCCTTGCTCCGGTGCTTCTTACCCGGGAAGAGTATTGGCAGCCGTTGATGCAGGAACAGGCACATCTTCTGTAATGTACCGCAGAACCCACGGATGGCATGAGTTTTATCGTGCTCCTTTAGCTGGCGAGAGAATCAAAAAGATTCACATTCTTGCAAGGGATGACCAGGCAGACCAAGTATTTATCTCTGAAGGTGCTGATGTTCTCTGGGTTCCTATTAGTTTGAACCCTGAAACAGATAGCGATTATGAACACACTAACTTTGGTGAGATTATAACTTCAAGGATCTACGGTGGACTTAGAGAAACGGAAAAGTACTACCACGCGGTTACTGCAATTCAGGAAGCTCACTCAGCAGGAAGCACCTACGCTTACATTTATGTGGACTACCGAACTTCTGAAAGTCCTGATACTTGGGTGGCAATAGCCGATGACTTCTCTGACATACCAAGAGAACGGAACGCTCTTGTAAGCACTAACAATGTATCAGGCCGGTGGATCCAATTCAGAATTAGATTTGAAACAATGGTATGTACATATTCTCCTATTCTTGTTTCGTTAGTATTGGACGCATTGGAAAGACTGGATGTAAACAATGTATACTCCTACACAGTTAGATTGACGGGTGACAAAGGTTTAGATATGCAAGATACAGAAGAGTCTCAAACAGGAGTGGAAAAACTAACGCAGTTAGAAACATGGGTTGACTCGCCTCTGCCACTGACTCTCAATACCACAAGTTTCTTCGAGAACGACAAGTTAGTATTCATCGAAGGAATAAAAAAGAGATCATTGTACCGGAAGGTTGACGATGTATCGAAGGAAGTTAGATTAGTTGACCTGACACTTATTGAGGTAGCGTAATGGTTCTGCCTCAAGAAGAAGAACAGATTGGTCTGGTGAAAGGAGTGATGCCCGACAGTAAAGAAGAATGGTGGGTATCTCTAGCTCTTGAGAAGTACGATATTCCATATATGTTCCAGTTTGAAATCTTCGGTGGTAAAACAAGAAGGGGTGGCTTGGTTGTAGACTTCGTAGTTTGGAACCCAATGGCTACTCCTTTTCCTGTTTATGGTGAGTACTGGCACAGGAGCGTAATGTCAGGAGAGGATAAGAAAGCCCTGATTATGATAGCGGATTACTTCAGGGTAGGCATTGAGAACATTCCTATTCTGTGGGAGTCTGATGCAGAAACTAAAGAAGAAGTATTCTCATTCGTGAGGAATAATGTCATTTGATGCACAAGAGGAACAACGACTTAGAGCTTTGGTAGGTCGGGTAGAGCAATTAGAAAACGACCTTGACAAAGCAAAAGAAGATATTAAGAAACAGGTATCCGAGTCTGGTGATACTATGTCTGGTGGCCTGTCTATTACCTCTGGCGATTCCCCATTACTTGACCTCAATCCATCTAGCTCTGGTGAACAAGACGTTATTAACATCACCCCTGTTCATGCTGTTACTGGTATTGAATGGGATGGTATTAAAATTGACGGAAAGAATCTTGACCCATCTGCTGTAGAAGCTGACATTCACGGAATTGATATTGACTTGAGTGGAGTTGACGAAACTTATGCCCCTCACGTAGACGGGCTTGTAGTTGAAGTCCCTCCACAAAACCACGCCATCCACATAGAGGAAGGCGAACTCCACGTTGACTATACAACTGACGACGAAGCAATGGCAACCTACACTGGCATTGATATGAATGTCAAGGTCAACCAAACTAACGCTGACCTTCAATCTACTTCAATGTTCCATGGGCTTGACGTTGCTATCGGTGATGGTACACCTGCTGGGGAAGTCGCAGCGATTGGTACTCACCCGGGGGTAGACCCTGTTCACCAACACATAGGAACATTCGCAACTCCATCCAAAACAGAATATGCTGCACGCTGGCCTTTTGGCGGGTCTTGGACAGATGAGATAGACGGACATGAAATCTTCGTAGCAAATGCCGATGCTGTCTACATCGGGCATACAGCCAAATTCGATGAACTTGAAGTTATAATGGCTACAAAAGCAATCAAAGATGTAAAGCCTTTGTTTTATTTTTACGATGCAGATTCGTGGGAACAGTTTTATCCCGCTGACGATACAAACGGATTTACTCAAGACGGTCTTATTCGTTGGGCTTCTGAAGACCTTACTAACTGGAAGTCAGACTACGACCCGGGCGGGGATGCTGGTTCAGCAGGATACTACATAAAAATTGTGAGGAACCGGGTATCAGACCCCGGTTCACCAACCCCAACTACTATCAAGTACCTTGTTGCTACTACTTATAAGTGGGATTCAACCGGCAAGATTACAAGTGCTGGTATTACTTTAGGTGCTACAACAGCGGTTACTGGTATCCTTGACGAAGATAACATGGCTTCTGATAGTGCTGTTTCTTTATCCACCCAACAGGCTATCAAGAAATACGTTGACGATAATGCCGGTGGTGGGTCAGCCGTGGGTGCGAGAGTATATAATGATACTGCTATTGAAACAGCTACCGGAGAATGGGTCGAACTGACTTTCAATAGCGAGAGATTTGATACTGACGACATCCATAGCACATCGTCAAATACCGGCAGATTGACATGCAAAACCGCTGGAAAATACGGGATTATTGCCCAAGTAGCAATGTTTGTGGCTGTAAACAAAGTGCTTGCAGTTGCTATAAAATTAAACAATACCACTCAAATAGCAATATTCGTCAATCCGGCGGATACCGCCAGTACACTCTATTCCGCTGTCTCGACACACTATGATTTGGCCGTAGACGATTATGTCGAAGTGGAAATATTTCACAACAACGTTGCGGCAACTGATATTATATCAACGGGAAATTATTCGCCAGAATTTAGTATGATGCGGTTTGGTGCATAAAAAAAGCCCCTCGTTTTTTGAAGGGCTTCCCTCTTTTACCTACACATTACTACATAGTCTATGTTGCCCAAGTCCTCTGTTTGATACCATCCAGGTGCAGTATTAAAGAATACTGAGGGCATCCCATTCTCTCCAACTAGGGTTAGTACATCGTACGACTTCCCGAACTCTAAATGGTTATCCGCCCAACCAGGAAGGTAGTCATGTGGGTCCTTAGTAACACAAGTACAAGCTGATAATATTGTAAGCAGTAGTATCAATAGAAAAAGTTTCTTCATTAGTCTCCTCCTTTATTCTTTCCACTATTCCCAGGATCACAATCTGGGGACCCTTCACTTCCATTCCCTCTACCTGAATTGCATTTTACTTTCTCTGGCTTCTCTGTCTTGATTGGAGGAGGAGGCGGTGCAGTGGGCGTTGGCTTGGGTTTATCTTTCTCAGTAACATTTTCTTGCACGATAACATTCTCTATGTTACAGTCATCTTCACAAGGACAGATATGTTGAGTACGAGGGTGACCATCTTCATCATAGTCAGTAACAAACAACTCACCTGCATACTCCCAAGCAATTACATTCGGTGGCATACCGTCCGATGCTCCTGCTTTCTTAGGTATCAACATCATCCCAAATGCCAGAATTAACAATATTACCAAGAACCAAAATACTTTATTCCCTTTCATCTTCTACTCCTTTGTATTTATAAACCTTGCAAGTCTTCCCGTTCTGTACTCCATTGTCCCTAACTGTCGCTAGACCCTCCTCCACCATGTCTTGTAGTGTATCTCTTGCTCTTTGCCAAGTGCATCCTTCTGCATCCATTAACATTCTTGCAGTAACTTCATCTTCCCCCGGAGGTTGGGGTATCCTTGACTTGGCTTCCTCTAATATCTTTTGCCTTAGTTCGTTACTGTCTGTTAGCTCTGGCATGTGTCCTCCAAAACCCAACACCCCTGTCCTTTAGTTATCTTGCCAATCAGTATCAACCAACACGCCCTCAGGTTGGGAACCTCTATCCATTCCCATGTCTCATCAGTGTAATAGTGTTGGTAGTCGGGGTCGCCAACATGTCCCATGTCCCACATTAGTCTTTCTGTGCGAGTTATTTTCTGTACTTTCATATCTCCTCCATCACATAATCAGTCATTCTTTTATAGAACGGTATCACTTCAAAGCCATGTCCATCTGTAAGAACAAGGTGCATCCCAATATAGTAAATACTTGGGTTGGCAACCTTTCTGGAATAAGCTCCTAGTCCACACATAGGAGGGGTAATAACCTGGGTGTTGGTAATATACGCTCCTTCGCTTAGAATGGCTGCTGTGGCCTGTGAGGGCTTGTGAGTGTGGGCGGTGAATGTCAAGTCGGGACATTTCTTCCTTTCTATGATGTGATGGATTATTCTGTCTTTTGCGTCCAAGAAAGCAGCGTTGCCTTCTAAGTACTTTCGTTTACTTGTAGCGGATCCGTGATGTGTCCACTCGAACAAGGTATCTTCAACTTTCATCCTTGACTGGTTCATTTGCTTTATATCAAGTTTAGGATACTTAGCTTTCATTATTTCAACCATCAACTTAGAAGATGAACCATCTCCGTACTCATGCCAAGATGTTGCTTGCAAGAACCGGGCTCCCTTTACCCCTTTCATGTCAAGAAACGGGTACATAGTTTCAGCAGCCCACTTGAATTGTAAGTGCATCTCACCAGTAAGTAAGTCGTCCCTGAGTGCGTTGCCTTGAGTAACTTCACCCAAGTTGATAACCCACTTGTCATACTTCTTGCAGTTCTCATCTATGTAAGTGCGTACATTCTCTGTTATATCCCACAAACTTTGAGCAGTAGGATATATTGGAACTGGCACATCCTCCTCTAACTTGGAGTCAGGGTTAACCAGTCCTTGCTTATGTCCAGTCTGGCTGTCGCTAATTACGATGAAACATTTCATGGGTACTCCTCTTTTATCTTGAATGGCAGGGTATCGTACCAGTCATCCCATTCTTCCCTACCAAACTTGTCCCGTAACCACTGTACGGCAATCTTCCTTCCCTCATACGTTTCTGAAAACTCTTTACACTTGAACCCAACCGGTACTGCATTTTCTTCTACGTTGATATACTTGTGCATCTTTGGCTTGTTGTACCGCTTGTGTCGTGGCATGTGAGCAAGTTCCTTAGCGTTCTCTTTTCTACATAGTACACACATAGTGTAAGCACCTACAAGTCTCTTGCTTATCTCATTCCAAGTTTCCTTTCTCATTCTTTCCAAATTTCTACTGTCACATAGAAACAAAGAAACCAGAATGATATAGCTACACCGTCCATAACGAACACGTTGATAGTAGGTATCAACATCCAGTTCGCCCACGCACAGCCGGAATCAAATTCAACTTTCATCGTTCCTCCTCATCACATTTACATTTTAGCATATCTTTATAGCAATCACTGCACTCAATATCTTTCAGCTTTTGCTCAAGCATCTTGATATATTCTTCAAGTGCGCTGATATAGAACTCGTTGAAGTCGCTTCCGAAGTGCTTGTTCATTTTACTATGCCCCATTTATACATCCAATCGGGGTGACTGTGATTGGTTTTAAGTGTAATCCCATCAATAACCTCAAGCATGTGGTCATTAGCAGCCTGTAATAATTCTTCAACTTGTACCATGCTATAGGTATTCTCAACCTTTCCTAACAGCTCATCCAGTCGGGCATTGAGCTTGTCAACTACAAGATTGAAAGCACCAGCATCTACTGAATCGTCTACCTCTGCTCTCAGCTTGGTGATGTCATCATCGTGCTGATTGATTTGCCCTTCCATTGCAGCGTCCATTGACATTGACTTCACAGCATCTAAGTGTATCTGGTTGGTGTTGGTGTTTATCTTTTTATAAGCTAGCAGGAACTCACTTTCAACGTATGCTTCCAACTTCTCAATCTCGTCAGTGTTGGCATCAATGTCTTTTTGATTGTCAAGAATATAGGCACTTGTATTATTTTCTAGTTCAATCAATGCTTCTCTCAATCCCTCACAACAATCCTCAGTCGGAGGAGGTGGCTCAATCGGTGGAGCTGTACCGTCAAGTTGAGAGTTCATAAACGCATACATCTCAGGTAGTCCACCAAGTAAAAATCTATCCCGGTCAATGACTGGTCCACCACTATAAAGTTTCATCTTGTCTGAGGTTTGCTTGAAGATAACTCTCTCGGGGTCAATGCCATCAGGAATAATCACGCTCTCGTATTCCTTGCCATCACCCATGTCGTACTGAGCAAGTACAATATAGTGTTCATTCAACCAGTCGTGAGATACGAATGGGATAACATTATCCATAGCAAAGTATCTACCAAAGTATAGCCACGGCCTTACATTGTCATAGTCGGCAAGGTAGTCTGACGATGCCTTGATGTCCATGCCTGTATCTAGTGGTGAAGAACCATTCAGTTCAGCATCTAACATCCTTGGGATGCGGTCAAGTATCGGGTGAATGTCTACCCACTTGTCAAGCTGGGGTTGGATAATTTGTTTAGGATCAATAGCCCAATAGCTTGTTCGGTACTTGTCAGCCTTCTTTGACTGACTGTAATTCCTTACAAACTCAGGATCAACACGATGACCCACCCCTGCCCTTGACACCACTCCACTAACCCTGTTGTCTGTGTCCATCTTGCTAAAGTCAAATAATCCTTGATGTTCTGAAATATCTATCCAAAGCGGCCTATCTACCATATTCATTTCTTCTCCTTTTTATCTGGGAATGGTACTGTTCTAGTACATCCTGGTGTTTTCCATATAACAGGGGATGCGTGAATTACTCTTGTCATTCTCTTTCCATGGCACCACCTTGGCTTGCGCTCTGCTTCAAGTGTCATTCTTCTATCGCACTTGGAACACTTGTAATCATGCTCTTTCATTGTATGTAAATCCTTTCCTAAAAGAATAGGTACTGCATGCAATTTGGGAACTCAACTCCCATTTTTCATTCTCTTTATTTGCCTTTCTTGACCAATTGTCCGCACCAAAGCTACTTTGTCTATCAGGTTTACTCCTCCGATAAACCGCCGTTATTTTACAACAAATGGAGTGGCACTGGAGCAGCCATTGTGAGGGCATATAATATGTCACTCAATCCAATCACTATCCCTGTTCCTTCTGCCTCCCCTTCGTGTCGAATAATAAACTCTTTCTGTTTACCATTGTACTCAATTACAGCATCGTTTTCTATGCATTCCCACTTATCGTTATCCATTTCTTCCTCCTCTAATGTGTCCGGTTCACAAAATCCAAGCCGACACATATCTCCATCCCAATGAGTACAATTCAAGTCAATACATTCCCATTCGGTTTTTATGTTACATTCCCATTCAGTTTTCATGTTAACCCCTCATATCATAGTATCCAGTATTCCGTAAGTATCTGCTCTTTTTCCATCACTCCTCCTTACAATATAAGCACTTACGTTGATGTGGGTACCACCAGTAAAGCTCGCACTTGCAATGAATCAATCTAACTCTACCTTCAGTATATGATATATTGCCATTCTCAATAAGTTCGGTGTGTCGTCCAGCTTTTTTAGTTTCTTTGCTAATCTCACTATGCTTCTCCACAATATTTTCCACTCTGGCTGCGCTCCGTTTTTCTTTACATGTTTTTCAATATCTCTTGTACCTGGTGGTTTACCATACTTCTCTAGCTCGGCAAAGTACCAATCAGTTCGTTCCTTTATCTTTTCCTCCGGTATCAATCCCCTCTTATCCTTCTTTAAATTCTGCAACAAGTACAAATAGTCAGTGAAAGATAAGACTTCTCCTTCGTCAAACTTTACATCTAGCTTCCTAGATAGTACTTGGTCCCACACCCTCATTCTGTTATATCCAGATTTGTGTGCTAATTTTGCCACGCTTGCACACATGCTTTCAATGTACCAAGTTCTAGTCTTGCCCATGTTAGGCTCGTTCCACTTGTTTTCTTTTGCAAGCTCGGAAGCTAGAGCAAACTTACACTCGTCCCAAATAATACCCATCTCTCTGGTAGTTGCCATCTTCGAGGCACTCTCGTCCTCTGCTCTCTGTGTCATGCGGTCTATGATAACGTCTGGTAATTTCATATATGTTTCCAACTTTTTCTATTTACAATTGCGCCAATATTATGTCTGCTCACATTAAATATTTTACCAATCAAAGTCTGAGAAAATTTATCAGTAGCGTACAGCCTTCTGATTTCTAGCACTTCACATTCTTTTAATTTAGATGTGCCACAATTTTCTCCAACGTTTCTACCCATCAAGGTCTTGCTTATTGCCATTCTGGTTTCTTTGGTATGCGTTATGCCATAATGTGCTATTGACATATTCTTTTTTGATTCTTCTGAATGCTTACGCCCCTTGTTGCGAGTATTCCCTTTTGCGGCCTTGCTCATTTTTTGTTTTGATTTTTCTGTATGATGCCTCTTGTACATCGGGCTTTTTGTCGCAAACTTAGCCAAGTTATACACAGGGGCTAAGTTATATATATACATGTTTTCAATAATCCTTAATATTTCCTCAGTTGTATTTAGTTTACAAAGAACAGAAAAGGAAAAACTTTCTTCGCCGTATTTGTTCCACGATCTTTGCAGATAACTGTTGTTGTGTTTGTTTGCCACTAAATTACATTTGTGTAATCGCCACCGTTCATTCAGGTTGACAGAAGAACCAACGTATATTTTATTATTTTCTACATTTTTGATTTGGTATATTCCCATCATATCAGCTCTATCTCCACACGAGGGTTATCCTTATCTACGTAAAAAGAATCTTCAAACCCGGCTACTTGTTTCCATCCATCGTTGTCTATAATTCCTGCTTTCTGCATCCCGTCTAATATTACTTTCCGAGCAAAGGCACAAACATTATCAGGGTCGGTTCTACGGTTACACATATACCAAGTGAACTTGAAGATAGACTTGGACGGGTATGTCCCATCCCATTGTTCTTTTAATTCTTCTCTTACTCTTTTTGTCTCAGCCTTCTTTATTACCCAACCGTACCCTTGTCGGTCTGCGCTAATGTATTGATTCTGCGTCGTCCACTCACCAAGTAATACGAACTTCATAGTGTTCCGCCCCAAGCCATCCAATCACGCTCGTATCCTTCAGGCTCTTTGTGGACTTCTTCCTCCGCAAAACAAACTACATTCCATTTGCAATTATCACATCCCTCTGCATTGTTGCATAGTGTCTTGTCCTCTGGTGGTATGTCGTTATAAGTTATGCCTTCACTATCCATAGTTTACCTTCCTTCCAGTAATATAACTGCTTACAACCACTCCACTTGATAGCTTCTTCCTCATTCAGTACCTTGAGGGGCGAGCGGAAGTTCCACTTCGGTATCTTCTTCAGTTGAATTGTCTTTTTTGTACCAGTGGGGTTTGCCATTGTATAAATTCTCCACCTTTAATTGCTTCCTTCTTTTTTCATTCCAACCTTTGTTGGCACTCAAGCCAGCAGTAAGATACGTTTGACTTCTGTTCTTACACTTCTCATTACTGCATTGTACCCAAGTCATACCATCTGCTCTATGATATTTGGGATATTCGTCACAGCAGCGAATAAGCTCCTCGATTTTGTGTTGTGTTCCCATTAGTTATCTTCCTTGTCAAACGGGTCTGAACCACCTTCAAATTTTTCTAGTTCACGAATAAGTTCAAGTACCACTTGTGCGGAAGTGTCGTGTACTAACAGATACTTAGCAAATTCTAATATGCACGTTGACTTGAAACCAGATTCGTGCACTCTGTCTATAGTAGTGGGAGATTCTATTATTCTCTTTAGCATTAGTTATCCTTTGGTGGTGCTGGTAGTGGCATCCAGTGAGTGATTTGTGCTCTACCCCAAACTGCGATAGACCCACCATAAGTAGCAATATCGTATCTTGGGATGCCCAATGGATGACCATTAATATAATCAGCATAATAAACATACACAGACTGCTCGAACTCCGGCAATCTATCCTCAACTGAAATCCATTTATCCATTATACCATATCTCCTTTAGATGTCCTCACTGTAATGAGGAACGAATCCATTATCTTCTTCTTTAGCAAGCTCGAACCTGGGGAAAAGTGGGTCCTTCCATAGCTTGCACATCTTCCAGTATCCTTCTACTCCCCGGGGAGGCAAGACGTTTATAATTTTTCGCAAGTTTTCTTCATCATCCTGCTCCATCTGGACAGCACACACAGCTTCGTAAGCAACTGTAACGCCACCTGCAATTCCAGCCATGTCCTGCTTCTTGTAACCATCCTTAGTTACCTGGTGGATGACAAGCCCTGCTATATCGAGCTCAACCAGTGTCTCTTGAAGGGATGCAGTCATCAATGGGGTTCGTTTCCATTCTTCCATCTTCCCTCTGTGGTCTGCCAACTTGCCTAAGTAATCAAACACCATCACCTTGATACCATGGTCTGACTTTAATCTGATGAGGTCGGCTCTCAACTCCGCGGTAGTCATTCCTTTAGGGTCGTCAACCCAAAGGGGATACTTCTGCATTTCTCTCATTGCTTTAGCAATAAGGTCAAGGTCTGCCGTTCCTTTACGCATGTCACTTACCTTCTGCTTGGACATGCCACTCATAAACCTCAGACACATATCAAGCCAGAACATTTCAGCAGAGTAGAAAGCTATCGGCACCTTGTCCTTGGCTATGTTGACTGTTATCTGCTGCGCTAACATCGTCTTACCTAGCTTGGGAGGACCCAACAAAAGGTTTACTCCCGATAACAAGCCGTCACCGAACACCCTGTCCAAGTCTCCTAACCCCATTGAGATACCGGCATGAGCACGCGGGTTCTCTACCCTCTGCTTCAACTCATTATATCCATCAGTCATCCAATTATCAATGTGAACTGCACCCTCTCCCTTTACACTGGACTTAGCCAGCTTGGAAGCGAACTCTAACTTAGCTTCACCGAAGTCATTGTCCTCATCATAACATTCAATAGTATAAGCCTGGGCATCACTCAACCCTTCCCTTCTCTCCCACTTGTCAGCTACTGTCCTGGCATAACTTACTGCATGAAGGGAGGACGGCACGTTGTTGGTAAGTTTAGTAAGGTATCCTGCTCCTCCTATTTCAGCAAGGTAGTTCATCTTATCAAGTTCTTCAATAACCAAGAGGTAATCAATAGGTTCTCCCTTGTCAACTAAACGTCCGAACGCTTCCCACACCCACCTGTTACGGTGAATGTAAAAATACTCCTTCTGTTCAATGATAGGCTTGACATCATCGTAAGCGGAAGGGTTAATTAAAATAGCCCCGAGCAGAGCTTCCTCCGACTCTCTACTGTGTGGCACAAGTTGTGGTCCCGTCATAACCATCCCCAATTCTTGCCAGATACTATTCCAGATATAGCCCCTCGGCTTACCTTGTACTCTTTAGCTAATTGAGACTGGCTTTTCCCGCTGATCTTATATTCTTCTCTAATACGCAATACTTGTCTTTCCGTTAGAACAGATCGTGAGTTAGACTCCCCTTTGCGTTTTATAAATCCTCTCCTTCCTTTATTGTCCATGTCTGCCATATTATCAGCTTGTGTTCCTAAAAATAGATGACCCGGATTTACACAGCTTGGATTGTCACAAGAATGTAGAACACACATCCCATCAGGAACTGGCTGACCATTTGCAAATATCCACGAAAGTCTATGTGCACGGTATCTTTTTCCGTTATACTTCAGCCTCCCATACCCTCTCCATTTACAAGCCTTCCATTCCCAACAATCATCTATCCCGCCACGTTCCACCTTATTCCAAAACTCACTCATCCTTGCTCTCCTTCATGTATAGTCACCTTGTATTAGGTTCATTGTTGATTAGCCTCTGTATCCCAATACATGCCTTTCTCTAAATCTTCTTCATCCTCCTCACTAACAAGGGAGTTGAGAAATTCAACAAGCTCTGGTTTTATTGCTGGCATGATAGAATAAGGCGTGTTGTGAAACCACTCAAGTATCACATCTCTGTCTTTAGGTGTTATCATTCAGTCCTCCCGCAGTTGGGGCATTTCTATCCACCCCTCACATTTTGGATCAGTACATTTATAGCCTGTTTGCCCTCTATCAACTAACCTTGCCAAAGACCGTTTCATTTCCTCCCCACATTCTGAGCAAGTCTTTTCTTGCGATGTCTCAGGACAGGGGTGTTGGGACTTGTATTTTTCTCTTAGTTCATCCATGTCTATATTGCAAACACATTCAGCAAGAAACTCGGCGCATTTAGGGCATCTTTCTTCCTCTGTGTTTTCGTTGAGCCATGTAAAAAACTCGTCCCTTGCAGGCCAGTAGATGTTGACATGTATCGGACACTTGGCTATTATCGCATCTCTCTGTTCAGGTGTTAGTGGTTTCATCCGTGTAACTCCTTTAGTCTCTGGTTCTCTGCTTCTAAGTCGTTGGTAGGTTTTGTAAACGCTTGTAACCACAAGGTTTGCACCTGGTTGAGTGACGACGGCATACTACCATCCTTGCCCTTCCAATCAGAACGCCACCACTTGATGAAGTCCTTCGCTGTCTCTCCTACCTCATACCTCGCCCGGAAGAATTGATAGTGGACTTGGTTAGTCTTGGTATCCCAATTCGGGGATAAGCCTAGATGCTGCTGAAAGTCTACCTGAATAGCAGTAGATAACTTAGCTCCTCTTTTAATAGCTTCAGCCGTATTATTTTTAAGAACTTTCTTACTATCTTTCTTTGTGTTGCTTTTAAGCACATCGCTTTGTTGTTTTACCGCACTTTCGGTGTCGTTCTCTGCTACATCCATCTCAACAGATACATGGATGTCAACAAGAGGAATGTAAGTAACTGTACCACCACCGGAGCGTCCTGACTCCCGGATAAGTCCTTTCTCTTTTAGTATTTTTATGTGTCTATTTACTGTGGTTCTGTCGAGTCCAAGGTATTCACCTATTTTTTCCTGGGATGCAGAACAGATATTCAAGTCAGACATCTTGGCAAACCTCCACATCCTACCGTATATTGAGGAGGTAATAATTCCATACTTGATAGTCAGCGCGTCTACTGCTGGTGTGAAACCTTTCAATTTAGCCATTCGTTCTCCTGTAAGTGGTTATAAAGATGATGGTGTGCATTCTCTTTTTAGAAATTCTTCAAGTGGTATACCACCACTAATTATATAATAATCATCACCAGTAGTAGACTTTGGCGAAGCTGGCATCTTATCACTCCATATCAATTCGTCTATGTATTCAGCTAGAGTGCCGTTTTCATATACTATAAATACTGGTATGTCGTTCTCGTTTTGTATTCTAAAGTATTCGTCATGGCTATTATCTTCAACAAACACATTAGCCTTTGCATCCCACGCAACGAGTCTGTCGTTGAAAGATACAAGCCTGTCGGGTAAATGCTTTCGTGTTGTGTGCGGTCTAATTATATTCATTATTTGTCCTTCGAGTTCATCGTGTGTTTCTCTACGTGCTTTGAATTTATCATGTGTCATAGTTCACTCATCCTCATTAATGACCTCTTGATTTCATTTTTGTCAATATCAAATCCAGTAAATATGCAATGGTTTTGTAGTGCGCTAATGCCAGTTGTTCCAGCACCCAGAAATGGGTCAAGAATTGTTTGAGCTGGCTTGCATATCTGACTTATTATTGAACTCATCCCGCTTATTGATTGTCCCCATTCGTGAAAATCTTTGTCACGTTGTTCGCTTTTGAATACATCGCTAAAGACTTTACCCTTATAATCGGGTTTGCCAAATATAAGTATTGGCTTCCAGTTAGGGTTGACTTTTTTATGGATGTTACTACCAGATGCACCAGGTACAAGATACGAACATATCCAATAATAATCTAAGTGTCTCGTCATCATTTCTAATATTTGCGGAAGCCAATAGTGTGCGCACATTGCAACCAATAAGCCACTAGGTTTCAACCACACGTTAGCTCTAATAGCCAGCGTTTCTAATAATGGAAGATACTCCTTAGGATACGGCGGGTCAGTGATGATGAAATCAAACTGCTGGTCAAGTTTAACTGTTCTGATGTCAGCTTGAAAAATATTATACCTGTCATCTTCTGGCACTTCGTTGAACGCATCAATCAAGGCTTGATTTTTTTTATCAGCGATTTCTTTTTTCAATCGGCTGACTGTCCATTCACCTTCGCTTGCCTTGTTGAGCCATTTTATTTGTTGTTCTTCTTCAAGCGGTGCTACTAATTGATGGTGCTGGAATCCTAAATCTTCAATGCGCATTGAAGATTTAACAGCCTTTGCAACATATTTATACTCTTGTATAGTTCTTTTTGTAAAGCCCACTTGTTCAGCTACTTTGTCAGCGTGTTCGTGTTCGTAGTTCTCACTCTGGGCATTGGCGGTATCGCCAATGTAGAAAGCGTTTGCCTTGTCCACCATGCTATAGAACTCAAAAGCATTTTCAAGCTCTGCCTTTGTGATGTTTGAATCAATCACCGCTGACACTGGTGTTATGGCTACGTTCTCACTAAGTTTCTTTACCACTTGAAGTTCATTTGTCATCTATTCTCCTACTACCAGTCTAAGTTATATTTTTCAGCAAGCCCTTGCTTCAATTTATTTTGACAAGCACTACACAACTCTTGTCCATCTCGGAACCGAAGCGTAGTAGCAAGTCGCTCATCAATTTCTTTAGCTTTCTTTGAAAGGGTTTCTTTCTTGATACCGCAGTATCCTTTATCAGCACCAGTAGTAAAGATGTGGCCTTGGGATGTGCTGCCTGGGTATATGTATCTATGTTCTTGAGCTTTGTAATTCATTACAACTCCTATTGGTTAGCTTCAAAGAAGGCTTGAGCAAACCCGGGTGGAGTAATTGCCCTGCGCTCTTGCCTTGTGAGTTTGCCATAGTATTCGGGAAATATTTCTTTACTCTTTAGCATTGAAAACTTTATAATACCCTTTGGTTTTTTAGATGCTATTGGCACTAGTGTATTGAAGTGTCCCCATAAGCAGGTTTTCTTTTGGTAGTTATCTCCGTACTGCCAGGGATCAAATTCTAATACTGGATTTCCTAGCCATTTCAACAAATAACCACGCGGGTTTTCTAATGCCCACCACATAGGTTTCGCCGTTAGTATAATTCTCATACATGCGCTTACTACCTCAAGCCCTGCTCTGAAGTCGTGGTTATAATTTCCCTTGCCATGAAAATGTTTGGCATATGAAAATTCAGTACATGGCGGTGCAGCTAATATTCCATGTACATTATCTGGCGGAGAATATAATCGCACATCATATTCTGGCAATGTTATTAGCTTGACGTCGTAGCCTGCTTCTACATAAGGCTTGCTCCAGGCACCAGTCCCTCCGCATAAATCAAGTATAGTTTTCATGGTTACAATTATATCACACGCTCCAAATGCAATTGTTAACGTTGTATTAGAATGAAAAGTGGGAGTGATGTTCCCAATAAACGTGGTATAATATTCTCAAGTGGCAGTACCGCCTCCTATATTATAAATAAAGGTGCTGCCACTCACCTGGGAGGAACTATGAACCAAATAGACGTAGGAATAATGGCATTTATAGCGGTAGTGTCTCTTATCTTGGGATACTGGAAGGTAGGCGGGGTAGCCTTGGCTTACATATTACTAAGAGAGTTACTTTTGTTTTTTATTGGAGGCTAACATGAAAGAGATGGATGATAAATTTATACAGTTATATGGCAAGAAAAATATTTCAATCGTTTACGATGCGAAAAATTACGAGAAGTCAAAGACTGACTTTGCATTAGGGTACAAGTGTGGGTTTGATGCAGGACTTGAAGCACAAGAACAAGAAGCAGACTATAAAGACGAAAAGCAAATGGAAGATATACTAAGTAGAGGAGGATAGATGGAAGAACCGCTTGAATTTTTCGAGAGATCATATCCTGTTAGGGACAAGGTGTGCTACGAAACTAATAATGGACCTTTTATTCGATGGTATCAGGGCGAGAACACTATACTTATTGATGGCATAGTAGACGTTGATGACTTGAAACAAATGATACAAATCATGAGCGAGGAGGAGTGATGAAAGAGATAGATGGGGAAAGGCTAAAAAGATTTGGTGACTGGTTAGCAGGCAGCGGATATGAATTGACAGCAATAGAGGCTGTACTTCTTGACACTTATGATAGCTGGCTAGACAAGGGCTTGCAATTCCAAGCACAAGAGGACGACTATCAAGACGAGATGATGGAAAACTTAAACTTAGAGAGAGGAGGATAGATGAATAAGAATGTGCATGAATATTCTGGGGTAGCTTTCACAAGTGCAATAAGCAAGAATGGATGGCAGGTGAGTGTTACTGCCCGGAAAGACACAGCTCTTGATGCGTTGAGTGACTTGGAAGCTGTAATTGCTTACATGCAGGACGAGGGGTATAAGCCTTTTATAAGTACTTACAATAAGGCAGAACATCCTGAGCAAGGACAAGTAGCACCAGCACCACTCCCCGTTACTCCTGTTGATGAAGTACCTAAGTTGATTCAAGTAGTATCTACTGTTGAGACAGCAAAAGAGCTTGGTGGTGTGGTTATTGATGCACCAGCAGTACCGTTTGATGATGGTACACCTGTTGTTGCTACTCCTATTGGTGATGGCACTCAGTATCTTGGGCTGAAAGGTAGCAAGATGGATGACATCCTCGAAGGCCAGAGCTATGAAGTGTTGGCTAACTGCTACTCATACGATGGAACATGGGTGAACTTCTTCAATGGAACTAAGCCAGCAGCAGGACATTACTACGCTACTGAGGTAGGAGAGAAAATATTTAGAAGTATGTTCCCCTTGTTTGTGCCAGTAGTGGGCGCGGATCATACACCTATTCCAACTGGTGCGGTGAAACTATACATGGTTGGAGTGAAGGATAAGAAGTCAGCTAAGGTGTATCAAAATATCAAAGCTGTTGAGGATGCGTAATGGCTGAAAGAAATGAGCTTGGTCAGTTCAAGCCTGGACATAAGCTATCACCTGAACACCTTGAAAAACTAGCAGAGGGTAGGAAGGTAGCGCGGGAGAACAAGGGAGAGATAGAACTAAAGATGAACTTGCTTGCCATGGGGTTCACTGAGCCGTTTCCGGCTGACATCTTGACTCTTGGTAGAATATTCGTAGAAGGCAAGAGCGGTACTGTAAGTGCCTACAATAAGTTACTTGCACTCAGTCCAACCAGAAGGGATGAAGTAGGTGT